CGAATCTGGGAAACAACATCTACTGGATACTATTTTTACGATGGTAATTGCGCAGAATATCGAGATTATAATGGTGATACATGGATCCTAATGTGTGGCGACAGGACGGAGTCTTTACAAGTCCAGGCCGCATTAGCAGATTATCACGAAGCTAATAATCTCATTAGATGCGATAAGCCTGTTGTAATAGAATTACATCAAATTCATCGTTTAACATTTACATTAACAAAAATTGAAAGCCCGTACGGTACTCGTGGGATTTCTGCAGAGCAGTTGCATAGAGTTAACAATGGACTGCCAATTCTCATTGATCTAACTAAAAAATGCTTATTAGCAGGAAATAAAATAATTGAAACATTAGATTTGTTACCAGGTTTTAATAATAAACGATATCCTTCAGAACTGTTCTTTCATCAATTTAAATATGATCCACTTACTGATAACTTTTTTATGTCTGGAATACAATTAACAGAAACAAGAGAACACTTTATTAATTTTTTAGATATGGCAATAGATTTATTAAACTTTGGATTAGAAATTGTAGGCTACACCTATGATTTAAAAACAGAACTAGCAACTTTTAGGGAGTCGGAATGTATAACACTTCAACATCTTTAATTGATGTTTGTATTAGGACAGGCGAAACAATACTAAGATCGGTATCAATTCCGTACGACTTACTGGATTCAGTAGAAGACATGTATCGTGTTGGCCCAGTAACAATAATTAGTACAACATTAGGGCAAGAGTTTACGATACAACACAAAGATTTTAATTCTGTTCCTTTAGACCCAACAACCGGTCCGCATGTAGTATTAAACGTCTATGAAACAATTAAAAGTTTTAAAGAGGATGAAGAATCAATATTAGCATCTTTAATGAGTTCTCAAATATATGAAAACTATTCTGAAGGCAATCCTAGTGTTGATGAAGAAATGCGTTTAAGAATGCGTCCTACAGAAATACAGTATGCTGAATCGCTCCTAGCTCAACAATCTTTAACTGAGAATCATCTCGCCGAACTAAACGCACAAGCCGAACAGGATGATCTTAATAGAATGACTGCGGTAAGAACTATTGCAGTTGATCCTAGTAGATGCGTTGAGTTTTTATTAACTCCGTTAGGACACACTGGAGATGTGCAACGTCAAATGGCGGCATCGATAGCAGGCAAGGTTGAGCATTGTACACAGATAGTATCGAGTACGGCAAGTCTTTGGCTCAGTAGTTATGACCTAATGCAAGAGTTTTCTAAGATAGCGTACTTAGATAAAGAATTTGCACAGTTATTCCACGATCAACTTCCAGAAGACAGCGTAACCAAAGCCAATTTAAAACGCACCGGCCTTGCTAGCTAAAAATTTGAACTCCGTAAGTTTTTTCCCACTCGTTGCAATCTTCACGATCATTAACCATTGGCTTGCCTTTGATATTCAAGCTGGTGTTTAACAGCATCGGACATCCTGTGGTTTTATACCACATTACTAATAATTCGTAGAACTCGGGGTTATCTACTTTTGATACAGTTTGAACACGACTACTCCCATCAGCATGGACGATAGCAGGAAATAGCTCAGGATCCCTACAGCGAGCGACCACTTGCATATAAGGACTACTGCCGTTGCCAGGGATATCAAAGTAATGATGAGATAGCTCAGCCAAAATCGCTGGCGCAAAAGGTCTAAATTGCTGTCGTTGTTTGATGTCATTTACTTGTTCCTTAATTTTTAAACTTCTCGGATCTGCTAGTAAACTTCTATTGCCTAATGCTCTAGGCCCAAACTCTGCAGGACCCCGAGCAACACCGCAAATACCGTTAGTTAATAATTCATTTAATATTTGATGATTACTTTTTCTACTACCTATATCGTATCCTAGATACGGGCCCTTCCATTCTATATGCTTGCCCAATTTAGCAAGTACCGCACCAATTGCACTTCCGCTATCTCCGGGCGCTGGCATGATCCACATATTATCAAAATATTTGTATGCAATAGGATTTGCTGAACAGTTTAATGCACACCCTCCCATGAATACTAAATTACGACTAGGAACAAGTTGTAACGCATATTGTAAGATCCGCTCAAATACTATTTCATATACTGCTTGTGTAGCCGCCGCAATATCAAACAAGTCTTGTTCTGTAGTTAGCTCAGGAGCCCAGTCTTTACAGCCCTGATGTACATTTTGTTTTAACCGGAATATATGATTATAATCATCATTTGGTAACTGAAAGAATTCTAACAAAATCTTGTTAAAGAATCGTTTTGGATCACCATACGCGGCCATGCCCATAAGAATGTATTCATCCTCGTTGGGTTTTAATCCTACTCGCTGAGTCATTGCACTATACCAAAGTCCTAAACTATTAGGATAATCCAAGCTGTATTCTTTGGTTAATTTGTTACCATTTCCCCGCCATATAGTAAGTGTTTCATATTCTCCAATTGCATCAATAACTAGTACACATGCATCGTTAAATTTTGATGTGTAGTAACCAGCCGCGGCATGGGCATGATGATGGCTAACATAAGATACTGGTAAAAAAGAAAAAATGCGATTCTTTATATATCGTCTAATATTGTTTTCTTTTAGATTTAACCCTTGTCCAGCTTCTAGCTGTCTAAGTGTTTTTAGTAAAGGTTTTTCATACCAAACAACACTACTAGGAGTTAGTGATTTAGTGTGCAGGTAATAGTGTAAGTTGGCATCTAAATGCGGGTCATTCTTAACACCAGACCATCGCTCAGTTTCTGATGCAAATACTAGTTTGTCGTCTGAAAATACTGCAACTGCCGCATTATGGCTGTTTGCCGATATTCCCCAGGTAATCATTTGTAGATAAATGGATCACGCATTCGCAATTTTTTAAGCTGTTGCTTGCGACGGTACCATCTCCAAGGGCTAATCAAAATTTCTAAAAGTTTCATATTGTTCCTTTAACCATTCATAGTCATTTATCTTTAATAACGCTTCTGAGTCATCTTTATTGAGTGTACCCCAGTTTTCACCTGCGGTAGCACCTACTCTGGATATTTCGTCTCCAATTGATTTCCAGCCCGTTAGTCGCTTCATTGCGTCTGGGTCTGTTTTTAAGGATAACTTACAACATTCTCTAAAAGCACTCCGCCATATGCTAAATGGATCTGTATTAAATGCTGTAGTATTGCTGACTTCCTCCATTGCTTTAAATTTTGTACTAATTGCCAACGTCATATCTAACGTGTCTGTATTCATATTTAATGTTAGCTTTTTAGGTAGAAGCTTAACTCCGCCATATCCGTATAGCATGCCGTTTACTGGATTTTGACTGCGCCATACGTGTACAACATCAAAGTCCCATTCTGGAACTTGATAACTAAAATTAAACGTATCTAGTATTTCGGCATCGCCGTCTACTACCCAAAACATTTGTGTAAATGATTTCTTTGCCGCGGCTATATGGGCATTGTGTATGCCCTTGATATCCTTAACACGTTTCACTAACGGAAATCGTGCTTTAACACGCTGATAGTTTTCTTCAGCATTTGGTTCACTGTAACTAATAAAAATTATATCGTACATTATATTGACCAGGGAGGAAGGATATTAAATTCTGTGCCTAGCATACTATTAATTTTAGGCATAATAACTTGCTCCCCGTACGCTTGGTAAGATCTGTGTGTGGGGTGTTTTGTGCCAGCCATCGGTAACTGTTGAGCTTCACACCAATCAACAATGGTATCTTCTATATATTCAATATTAAATGAATCTAGGAAGTCTTTAAATTTTTGTAGGTATTGTGGCGGTAATACTCGTTCCCATCCAAAAATAACTAGTAAGTTGGGAAAGAACTTTTTAGCCGTGACTAGATGAAATAACAGATCCTCAATCAACTGCTCTTCGTCTTTGATCGAATCAGCATTTTCTGATATACATAAAAAATCAATACGGTTATTCCCGTCAAACATATTTTTATTTTTTTTAGTAATTGTAGGATTATTGTTTCTAAAAGTTGCAGGAATATAAAGCTCTTTTGCTAACTTTAATTTCCACTCGTTGTTTAACTTTATTCTATTGTGCCTTCTATGAGTTGATGTAATTTGCCAAATAACAATATCTGAACTATCAACTTTTTCTGTGAGTATATACTCATGGAATCTATATTGTTGTATTTGATTGCTTCCGGCTGACTGCGCTAAATTAACCAAAGGAAGTTTTGTACATTCGGCAATGTAATCAGCCCACCCTGCTTGATGAGTAAGGCTACAGCCCAGTGTGATTATTTTCATGTTTTTCTATTTGCTCGATAAGATACTGGGCCATCTTTTCATGTCCTTCTTCCAAAGGATGTCCGCCCGGAGCCATAGGGCATCCCTGATATTGCCAGCCTAAGTAATCAGGTAAAAAATTTGTTCTATCTATTAGTTTTTCTAAATGTTTGTACTGCGGTGGAGTTAGAGGAATAACATCAAACATTTCCACAAACAGATAATTTAATCCTAGCAATTTTAGTAATTGTTGTAGAGATATCTTAGCCATTAGTGTTCTAAGAACATCGGACGAATCAGAACTGTGTTCTTCAAAATACAATCTAGTAAATTCGTTGTCTGCTCCTGGGGGCGGGTGCAACATTTTGAAATCGTTTGCTCGGACATTCCAAAACTCCATTCTATGTGGCTGTGACCACGGAATAATTACAAACGGTTTTTTATCTATTAGTTTTGGCAGTTCGACAAACGATAGCCTTAGTATCCTACTATTACTACCTCCGGGTATACTATGATTGTAAACAGGAACATTAAAATGTCGAGCAATCAACGCAGGAAAGTTTTTCTTTTCTCTAACGGACTCGTCTAATTCTTGGCCATACGCAAAACTATCGCCGCAAACAAATATACTATTAAACACAATGCAACCTATAAAACTCATCAAAGGTGTAGACTACGTATGCACTTGTATCTGCATTAAGTATTGGAAGACTAATAAAGTCTTTGGTTTTTGTTTGATACATATAAATTAGTTCTGCTGGGTCCGTTCCAAATATTTTAGAAAACATTTCGTTTAGTATATCAAAATCCCGTACTTGGGTAATGTCCCAGTCAGTACACATTGTAAGATACACACCGTGCCATGCTCCGGCAATAGCCCAAGCACCCTGTTGCACATGAAACCCTAATGTAAGCCATTGTTTAAGTCTGTGTAAGTTTTCCCACCATATAACTTCTTTAGCAGGTTTTCCCTGCTCTAATCGTATTCCACGATCTAGACACATCTTAACACCTTCGCGGAATCCTGCCCGCCAGGCTTGTAATGGTGTTGTGTTTATAATTGTATCTGAATAGCTAACAGTAAGAGGATAGTATCCAGCTTCCCAACAAAAGTCTACCTGACCCTTATCTTCCTCTGCGGCTTCGTGTGTTTTCATGTTAAGCACAAAGTCCTTGCGCCACGCCTTAAGACTACCGTTGCCGTATCGTAGTCCGTTAATATTATTTCGGCCCGGCCAGTTAAATGCCTGTGCGTTTGGATAGTTGTCTAAGTTTAGTTCTACATCCCAGAATTTAGGATTAACAATGTTATCCGCATCTACAGTAACAAACCATTCTGTGTTACTTAGATTAGCCGCGGCTTTGTGGCAAGCATCACTACCTTTAACTCCGTGTACACGTTCGGCCCAGGGAGCATCGACTAGCAACTTAGCATAGTTCATTTCTGCGTTAGGTTCATCGTAACTGATGAATACACAGTCTAGTTCATTAATTTTTAGTAACGACATATACTGATATATCTTTTTGTCCTGTGTACGGTATAAACACCGTTTCATTGTTTGTAAACGGAATCAATGATATTTCACTAGATCCGTAAATGGTAAAGGGATCTCCTTTACGAGTAATGTATATATTATACAACGATTTATCAGACAATTTCAACCGATCGAAGTTTTCTTGGTTACTGAAATTATCAAAGAAATTTGAATCGTAGCGTAAAGTTACACCTGCATCAGACACTGAACACAGTATCCTGCATTTGGTAATAAAATTTTCATAAGATCTAAGTCCACGTAGTACATCTTCTTCTGTTTCAAGTACAAGTTGATTTTCGTATATACCACGTCGTCTAAATCCAATAACGATATTGTCCTCAATTATTGGATAGTATTCATTTATACGTTTGGACAAATTAAAAAATGGATCTGCTAATGTATTATCTTCAAGGGGCAAACATACATACCCCGACTGCATTATCTGGTCCCAAGATATGGATCGTATATCTAATGTGGCAATATTGAATGTTACAAAACGTCTTTGAACTTGTTCCATACTCGGTTTTCTAATGTTGTTACAAAATTATCAGTAATTAGATCTTTTTTAGTATAATGCAGTATGTCTGTTTGAGCATACGGACCTAATTTAACATTAAGATCGGCATCATAATAAAATGGTAATCGATCAGTCCAATCATACTCTGTTGCACCCAATCCCTGACATTGGCTTTTCATATGAGTAAAGCGGGGAAATGGTACATTAGGATTGCTCATATCTTCTACTATGTCTAACATCTTTGCTGTTAATGCACACGCTTCGTCTGTGGGGATACTTTCAAAGTTATAACTGGCTAATTGTTCTTTCCATGCTTCTGGGTGATCAGTTAATGCTTCTAACACTCTAAAAAATTTAGTAGTTTCCCTACTTTGTTTAAAGTACAGCCAACCACTGTAAAAGTCTGGTAGTTTGTTATTATCAATTGTGGCTCTAAAATATCTGCTGGTCATTGTATCACCGCGGAATGTCATAGGACGAGTAGCAATATACAGGTCGTGTTTTTGCATGTGCGGCCACCAGTGACTTACATCATTAAGGAATAGCAAGTCGCTATCAAGGAATATTGTTTCTTTATATGGTGTATGCTGATAAACACGACTGCGAGCATTCATTCCCTTGGGGCCTTCGTATGCAATAACGTTGTCAAACACCCAGCTAAATCTATAGTTGCTAACAATATCTGGTTTTGTTGTTGCAACACTAACAGCATTGTAACCTTCCGGTTGTGTTAGTTTGATTGTTAGTGCTGTGACATACGCTAGTTTAAGATAGTCTGTTTCTCTAGTAGAGTTTGCTATCATAAAATAACCTTTGAGAAGTGTTTTTTCAATCATCGACTAACTCCGTTAGTTGAGCATAGTTTTCTAAAATATCAAACTTGTTCATTAAGTGTACATCTTGTCCTTGAGACTTAACTAACATATTATCATCCAATAGTGCAGTTAGGCCTTGCTTACTGATCTTAACCAATTTGTCTTTATCAGTAAACAGTATAGGACTAGGAAGATCTATGTGGAACTTCTCTACACCGTGTCCGCTGAGAATATGGCAGGCAATGCTAAACGCATAATCGTTCCTAAATCTTGCAAAATCAAATTTGTATAGGGCACTATAGTATACCCAATGTTCTTTAATGTGTTCTACTAGTTCAAAAACGCTACGGACTTCATCCGTCTTATTAAAGATAATATTAGTTGCCCACAGCATAGGAACGCTAGCAGGGTCTAATAAAATACTATCCTCTCTGCTTGGATGTAAATTATACATACCTGGGCAAATCATAAAGTCTGCATCCGCTTCTAGATAATGTTTAAGTCTGTTGCTGAATACTAAAAAATCGCTGTCTATGATTAATGTACGGTCGTATGGTGTAATATCGTATGCACTACTGCGATTGGTGTTCTTCCAAACTACGGTGGTGCCTGCTAACACGCGGGTGTTAGTTACTTCACCTACTTCGCGAACAAAAACGTTATGAAACATTGAAACATCTGCTAATCGTTCTACAGTAGCGGAGTCAGTTACTAGGCTTACAGGAATACCCAAGTGTTTAGCTACCAACCTTGCGGCTAGAACAGCTTGTGGGCCATAGGCTACCTCGCTGTCATAAGCGAATATCAAGCAACCTGTTGTCATAAATCCACCAGTTTTGCCGCAGTACGTTTTTGTTTGATTGAGTTGTAGTCTGTAAGATATCTGTTGGTTACTTCAAAGTAAACACCGGTTATCTTATCGTGAAAATCCTGCAGGCTTTCTATTGCCACGGGATAATCATTGTCGTCAAGTATTACGGCTGTGTCGTAATCTTTAATTGAATTGATAAAACCAATTAGAGTTCTATCAACAGTGAAGATGCCTCCGTTGTGTGCAATAACAAGTTCGGCTAATGCTCTGTCTTTTAAACGCTGTCTTTCTATTCCTAGTGTCTGTCTATAGTTGGCGTGTTCTAGTGCTTGCTTAAGGCGTTCGTCCATTAAATCCTCTTTAACTTGGTTGATTGGCAAATGGATAGTATGCGGTACAATTAATCTGAAGAGTTCCGTCCACAAAATCTGGTCCAAACCCAATTGGACCGCCGCCACCGACTTCTGACCCGGTATTAGAACCAGAAGCAGTATGATTATCAATAAAACCCCATTCCCAATTTAATTGTGTAGCAGTTTTTATATCGGCAGAATTCCAATTTAGATTTAGGTACATAAAATTTGTTGTATAGTTTGTGTCTTGGGCGAGAATCTCAAATGCCCGTTCGTTGCTAGTAGGCCTGCGACCGTAAGCACCAGTAGTATTCCAACTATTGGAAAATGTTCCATTCCAGGCTTGTCCAGACTGGAACATACCATTTCTTGTTAGCACAATACTTCCTACATTTGTAAGTAAATTGCTCCATGATGTGTTTTGGGCTGTGGCACTACCGCCAGTGCGACTTAGTGTCCAAACAATTCTGCCACCAGCGTTCCAAAATCCTCTGTAGATGTTATTACTGGCCCAATTAGCTGATTGGCTTAGACCTACTCCAGTTGACCATTGTAACGTATAGGTTCTGCCGGTAAGTGCAACACTACTTAACTGCCCTGTACTAATTGCTCCGCGATTTGAATATGCAGTATCTACCCTTGCGCTAATTGCTGTTAAATCTGCTTGGGTAATTTTAGCTGTGCTGTCACGAGTAGTTAAGTCTGAATTTGATCCAGTTTGTAGTAGATACGCTTTGTTGACGTCTGTTCGTAATGCGTTCCACTGTGCGCCAGTAACTGTGTCGCCGCCAACAACAGCACCACGTGAATAAGTTGTATTATAGCCTAGATCGTCAGTTGTACCATCCGGCGCACCTAATACACTTGTCATTTTAGTTTCGACTGGATTCCAGTCTTCGTTTTGAATTGTTGCCATAATATTTTATCCGTATACTGTGCTAGTTTCTACTACTGAACTAGGAGTTTTTCCTAGAGAATAATAAGTTGCTACTGATATATTAACTGCTCCGGTTACTTTGTCCGGCCTATTAGTTGTGCCACCAGGGGTGTAATCGTCCCTAAGTTGAAATTCTAATTCAAATCCAGTAGCGTCAAATACTGATGCGTCACCGGGGAATGGGTTCAACATAATTCTATAATAATTTGAGCTATAAGTTAAATCTTGACTCTGAGCCATTCTAAATGCAACGCCTGCGTTAGCGCCAAGTTGTCCGTTAGCAATTAAATTATAAATTCCACCGTTTGGAAATGTACCTGATCTAGAATTGTTATTTTGAAATGCACCAACAGCCGCTAGTACAATATTGCCACCACCAGCTAAATGGTTAGTCCATGAAATATCTTGTGGCGTTCCCGAACCACCACTAAGACTTTGTCCAATAGAAATAAACCCGCCCAGGTTCAACCAGCCTCTAAAATCTCCCTGAGATCCCCAATTAAATCTAACTCTATGAGTAATATATGATGCCCAATAGTCAGGGGGCGGTGGAGAAATACTAACCGAATGTGAAGTTACTACAGATAATTTATTTGGGCCAACATTATTTCTAGCATTATAAACAGCGTCAACCGCAGTTGATAAGTTTGACAGATCAGTTGCACTAATCAACTTCCCGCCTTCTAATAAAGCAAGTGGGCTAGTAGTAGCGGCCTGATGATCTAAGCAAGTGTTTACATCTGCCAACACTTGATTAAAGTCCTGCCCGTAGACTTTTCCGCCTTGCTCAACTATATAACTTGCAGGAGTTAGATTGTACCCTAAGTCGTAGGTTATAGTACTGGGCGTACCAATAACGAATGCAACTTTATTCCTTACAGCGTTAAATGTTGACGCTAATATTTTTGCCATTTATTACTCCGTATTATACTCGAAAAGACTCGCCGCAACCGCATCGATCTCGCTCGTTAGGGTTTGAAAATTCAAAACCCTCGTTAAGTCCTTTCTTAACATAATCTACAACTAGTCCATCCAGGTAAGCTAAACTTTTATGATCTATAAGAACACAAAAATCAGCCTGGGCAAAATTTGTAACACCGACTTCTGCTTCGTACTGGTCTACATACTCCAGCGTATAAGCTAACCCAGAACAGCCTGTTGTTTTGACTCCTAGACGGATTCCGACACCTTTACCTCTTTTATCTAATAATGATTTTATATGAGTTAGGGCGGTATCTGAGAGGTTTATCATTCTATTATGCTATTATACAGCTATTTAGTTTAAAAATCAATGCTTAATTAATTGTGAGCAAGCCAGTCCTGTAGCAACTGACTGCTAGAATTCATCTTATTTGCCCCGCCTACCCCAAACTTAAAAATTACGTTAGTTTCAGTTATTTCGGGGATATTATATAGAGTCCTATCCCCTCCATTTACAAAAATAATCTGGGCATGTGGGAAACTATCCTTAACTTTTTTAATAGCGCAAATTGCAGTATTATCACTATCGTCGAAATCTATCACACAATCAACCATGTTTAAGTGCTCAACAATACTGATCCTTTCTAGAAACGGCATAAACGCCCGCCCCTTTTTACGGTCAAGCCATGCATCACTATTCAGCCCCACAACTAATTTGTCACCTAAACTTTTAGCGGCTTTAAGATACGCAATATGTCCAGAATGTAACGGGTCAAACCCACCTGTAGCCAAAACAATTTTTTCCATAACACCTAGTCTATAAATAATTAACTGCGTATTTATTGATGCCCTAGTACATGACTGAAAAATTAGCCTACACCCTTTACAGATTAGAAAACCATAATTTTGCAGTTGCGGAATATGTAACTGTGTCTGGCAAAAGATCAACGATTGCTGAAAAAACCAGTGTGTTAGTTATTGAGATGATCAATTTGTTTTCTCTAGAAATACCCAAGGTTATGTTGAACAACGCAGAGTGGATTAAAAGTTTTGATCATGTAATCGTTAACAATGCTTATGAGGGTCCTTTAAAGTTATTAGGACAATGCCCTATTGATTCAACCAATAAACAACCTGTATACGAATTCCTAATGTCTTTTTATAATATATTTCGTCCAACACATCTAAGTTACTTTGACAACGACATAAGCACTGACAGAAGTTTTTTAAAATGGTGTCGTGCGATGAAAATAAAAAAGCCGCCGTTTGTAGTAAAATATATTCCAAACATACACTTTTCTAATTTATTATTGCAGTCTATCGCTAAAACTTACAGCGTGACAGATACAAAAGACTTTTTTACAAACACTTGGGAAAGCCTGCTACCCAATCAGCATACAACATTGTATTGGAGTTTTAATAGACACAGACGCTGGGGACGGGTTTTTATTTTTTATATGTTATGTAAAGCAAATTTATTAGGCAAAGGTATAGTGTCGGTACATATATCTCATTTAAACAGCAGATTTATAAATCTAGCAAAGCAATTTGGGCTAACAGTAAGTCGACAAGATCTTTTAGAAGTTAATAAACATTTACCTATGTCAGTAGATAGCGGCATTGTTGTATCAACAAATCCCAACGACTTGCCTACTATGAGGAACGACGAAACACTTACAGCCGCAATTAACGTTTGTACAGAAACTCACTGCTTTGAAGAAAATCTATATTTTACCGAAAAAAA